AGTATAATGTCAAAGATAGAAGTAGATGCAATAGATAAACAAAGTGGTTCAACCTTAACTTTAGGTGGATCAGGCACAGCAGTTACCCTTGCGTGTGGTGCTACTCAAACAGGTTTTGGAAGAAATGGATCTGTCAATTGGCAAACTTCAATTAAGACAGCAAACTTTACAGCAGCATCGGGAGAAGGATATTTTTGTGACACAGCAAGTGTTGGAGCATTTACATTAACTTTACCAAGTTCTCCTTCTGTTGGAGATATCGTGGCTCTTAAAGATTATGCAAGTAATTTTGCAACAGCTAATTTAACTATAGGTCGAAATGGATCTAACCTGAATGGTTCTGCATCAAATTCAATAAGAGATACAAATAATGAAAGTTTAACTTTAGTTTATGCTGATGCAACAAAAGGTTGGCTATCGGTAGAAGAAGGTACAGGATTTATTGGAGAAGCATTTATACAAGCTACAGGTGGAACAATTGTAACTTGTGGAAATTTTAAAGTTCATAAATTTACAGGTCCAGGTACTTTTTGTGTAAGTGGTATAGCAGGCTGTGCTCCCAATAACGCAGTTGATTATGTAGTTGTTGCTGGCGGAGGAGGTGGTGGTAACGGAAAATCTGGAGGTGGTGGTGCTGGAGGATATAGAGAATCACCAGGTTCAGCTACTTCTTATACAGCTAGTCCCCTAGGAGCCTCTCCTGCTGCGGCTGTTACTGTAACAGCACAATCATATCCAATTGTAGTAGGTGCTGGTGGAAATGGAGCACCAGCTCCAAGCACACCAGGAAGTGCACCAAAAGGTTCTGATGGAAATACTAGTTCTGCTTTGGCTATAGCATCTGCTGGTGGTGGTGGTGGTGCGTCAGTTGACCCTGCTAGTAAAAATGGAAATCCAGGAGGATCAGGTGGTGGTGGAAGTCAATACGGTGGTGCAGGAACTGGTGGAACAGGAAACACTCCTTCAGTAAGTCCCGCTCAAGGTACAAACGGTGGTAACGGTTATGAACCAGGAGCAGGTGGTGGTGGAGGTGGCGCTGTTGATGCTGGATCAAACGCAACTCCAGAACCTTCTCAAGCTAGTGCAGGTGCAGGCGGAGATGGAACAGGAACAGAAATTATTGCTCAACCCAACCCAGCAGCTCCAGGTATTGGAGCACCAGGTCCAAATGCAGCTAAAAGATTTTTTGCTGGTGGTGGTGGAGGTGGAGCTGCGGCCTCTCCCGGCACTGGAACTCCAGGAGCAGGAGGATATGGCGGTGGTGGAACCGGAGAAGATACTACACCAAGAGGAGGACCTAAATGTGGAGTAACAAACACAGGCGGAGGTGGTGGAGGTACTTCTGCTGCAAGTTCAGGACCACATTCAATTGCTGGTGGCGCAGGTGGATCAGGTATAGTAATAATAAGGTACAAATTTCAATAGGTAAATTATGAGTGAAGTAAAAGTAAATAAAATTAGTCCACGATCCGGAACAACGGTAACACTAGGTGATAGTGGAGATACAGTTAGTATTCCTTCAGGTGTAACTTTAGCTAATGCAGGAACAGTTACAGGTATTCCAACTTCTGCTCTTTCAGGAACAATTGCAACAGCACAAATTGCAGATGATGCAGTAACTTTAGCCAAAATGGCTCCTGGTACAGATGGTAATGTTATTTCGTACGATGCTTCAGGAAACCCGGTTGCAGTTGCAACAGGAAATGCAGGACAGGTTTTAACTTCTGCTGGAGCAGGAGCTCCTCCAACTTTTGCAGATGCTGGTGGTGGTATGACTTTGTTATCTGCAACAAGTGTCACTAATGCTTCAAGTGTCACTGTTAATCCCCCTTTTAGTTCAACTTATTCATCTTACAAAATAATTATTGTTGGAATATCTCCTGAAACTACCAACCAAGATTTATATTTTACATTTATAAAATCAGATGGAAGTGAAGAAACAGGAGCAAATTATAGATATACTGTTGGTGGTTTTAGAGAATCTACTACTAGCACTGAGGGTACAGGAAGTGCTTCTAATTGCAAATGGGCGAGAAACGTACATAATGATGTAGGCACTGTCACTGGAGATATTTTAATTTCAAACCCACAACAATCAATAAGAGCATCTGTAGTTGGAACAAGTAATAAAAGATTTACTAATGATGCATATTCTTACGCAGAACTTTTTGGTTGTTGGATGAATCCATCTACATCATATACTCAAATTAAATTTTTTCCAGGATCAGGGAATTGGAATGCAGGTGGAAAAATTATGGTTTATGGATTAAAGGAGAGTTAAGATATGACTAGATATAAACAAATAAATGATGAAAGAATAGAATTAACAGCAGAAGAAGAAGCTATTTTAAATGAAAGAGAAAGTCTTGAACCAACTCCATTTGAAAAAGCAATACAAATTTTAAGAATTAAAAGAAATAACCTTTTAGCAGAAACAGATTGGATGGCTAATTCTGATGTAACTATGAGTGATGATTGGAAAATTTATAGGCAACAATTAAGAGATCTTCCATCTGGGTTAGATACAGTAGAAAAAGTAAACGCAAAAGAGTTTCCAACGAAACCAAGTGAATAATTATGACAAGTAAAATTAAAGTAGATAATATAAATAAAGTTTCAGATGATTCAAATATCATCAATAAATGTG